CTATCTAAAGAATCCACCGGTCAAAATCCAACCAGCATCACGCGAGTTCATGCTTGTAATCACATCTGAATACATTGCTGTTTGCTGTGGCTGCATATTGGTACGTTTAACCGTTGCTTTGGCTTGTGCTGCAAATGAAGTAATCATCTGAATCTGTGTTTGGTTTGCTTTGCCGTACATCGGCATTAATCTTTCAGCTAAACACCATCTAAGCGCATTCACATAACCCTGTGGGATTTGTATATCGTTAAATTCTGTCGTAAATCTTGGAAATAATGTTTCTACAAATAAATGCAATTCACCTTGTGATGGGTTAGGCCATACCGCTAAATTACCCAACGTATCGCCTGGGTTGTAGTACAACGCTTTAGGCCAAGGGCCTGACAACGTTTTCAAACCAATCATTTCATATTCTTGAAGTGCCAAGATTGCAATTGGGTAATCCAAACCCCCGTTAACCACCGGCTGACCATTAGAATTAGTATTAATACGAACAAAAGCGGAATCAATAGCAAGCGGCTTCTGGTAGTAGGCTGTGATAGTCGTTGCCGCAACGTTCTGCGAGAAATTAAGTTTGTATGTTCCTGCTTCAAGTGTATTTCCCCCTGCACCACTTTCAAACGCCATGATCTGTGTGCCAGGTATTATTCCTGTGCCGGTTAACGTCTGATTTAACGTTACCGCACCAGAAAGTACATTTGTAACCGTCAAAATGTTACCGGCAATTGAGCCTTGAAAACTAGCATTGGCTGTACCGCCTGGTCCTATTGTGTAATTAATCTGACCAGAAGTGACAGGAAATATGATTTCGGTCATGTTATAGACCATCATATTTTCATTCGACCATTGATCGATCATGTCGTTCAACATATCGTATGCGTCTTGGGCTTCCTCTGGTGCTGGTGTTTCACCCGCAGCAATAGCACCGATGTCTTTTAAAGCGCGAGTTACTATGTCTAAGGGAGTTGTCATATTTGTACCGTAAATGTTTCAGCACCAAGCCAAGGCGCACGAATCGGCTGATTTTGGCTCTTTAACGTGTCTAATTGCTCAATTAACCTTGATTTTATTGCAGCAATGGCATCTTGGCTAGATTTTTCAATAAAATGAATAACTTGAGTTTCTGTAATTTCTGGAAAGATTTTTATAGGGTTTACCGCATCCCAATAACCTTCAGTCGAAACAGTATTTTCACCGTCAACCACCGTCAACATATACCGAACCTGGGTAATCTCATGCTCAGAGTTTGTATAAACGTCCAATATTTTCCATGTGTATGTCATAACACCACCCATCTTGATCCACTTGGAACGGTAACAGATTGACCAGATGCGACTGTAATAGGGCCAGCACTCATAGCTGACGATCCAGATGGAATTGAATAGCTTGTTGCTACCGTTTTACTATTTACATGAATTCCGTTAGAAGCATTAACCTGTGGCGCACTTAACGTTCCCAACGATGGGTTGTAAGTGTACTTTGTACTGCTTACATATTGCGTTGTTACCGATCCAGAAGTTGCCGTTGTAAATAATGGATAAAGCGAGGAATTAGTCGTTGTGTCATCTGTAATTGATACGCCAGTTGCCGGTAATGATGCCCAGGATGGTACGCCAGCGGCTAAAGTTAATACATAACCATTTGTTCCAGCCGCAAGTTTAGACAACGTATTAGTTGCCGATGCGTAAAGAATGTCACCGGTTGTATAAGTGCTTTGACCTGTGCCGCCACTTATTGCACCTAAAGTTCCCGCTAAAGTAATTGCACCCGTTGTACTTGTGCTTGGCGTTAATCCATTTAATGACGTTTGAAACGATGTAACACCGCCTGTGTTTGCAGCCCATGCCGGTAAACCTGCAACCATTGTCAAAACATAACCATTAGTTCCGGCTGCTAAATTTGACAACGTATTTGTTGCTGACGAATAAATTAAATCGCCTGTTGTGTAGCTGCTTAATCCTGTACCGCCATAAGTTGCACCCAAAGCATTAGTCGGTGTCAAACTTGTTGACGTTAATGCGCCTGTGGACGGGTTAAATTGTAGCCTGGTTGAACTGACATTCTCTGTCGTTATGTTGCCAGATGTTGCACTAGTAAACGTTAGATAACGAACTGCGTTAGTAGTTGTATCATCAACAATCGTCACACCAGTAGCAGGTAAAGCAGCCCAGCCTGGTAATCCGGCAGTCAAAGTCAATACATAACCGTTTGTTGACGTTGCTATAAAGCCTGTTGTATTGCTACCCGTCTGGTAAGGCAGAGAACCAGCTGCACCGCCATTTAAATTATCCGAATACCCAACGCTCAACGTATTCTGATTTGCCCATGTGGGGCTTCCTGTGCCGCCTGAGAGCAATACCTGGCTAGATGTTCCTGCCGCACTAAATCCTGTCGTACCTACTGCACTTTGATAAGGAACTGCACCCGCTACGCCACCAGAAATGTTGGTTGCAAAGCCAACGGTTAAACCAGATGGAGCAATCCAGGCTGGTGGTGAACTTGTGCTGTTTGTCTGAAGAATATATCCGGCAGTACCCGCAGCTAGGAATACTGTTGAACCCGCTGCATTTTGATACGGAAAAGCATTGACAGTTCCACCTGCGATGTTCGTTGCAGTTGTTGCAGTCGCGGCATTACCGCCAATCGAAAGGCCAGATGCCGTACCGGTGAAGTTCGTTCCAACAAGAGCCGGTGAAGTCGTATAGCTTGGTGCAGAACCGCCAACCAAAACGCCTGTTCCAGACGCAAGGAAAGTCGTTGCCCCAGCAGCAGTCTGATAAGGAATCGCACCTGTTGATCCCCCTGATAAATTGGTTGATGTTGCTGAACTAACCGCAGTCGTTGCAGTTGCAGCATTTCCATTAATCGAACCATTAATTGTATTCGTTACCGTTAAATCTAATAACGTTCCTACGCCAGTAATGCCAGAATAATTGCCAGAAATTAAACTGCTTGCAATTGTGCCGCTTGTAATCTGACTAGCAGCAATCGCTATCGACACATCTGCCGCTAATGTCAATTGACCTTGTGCATTTACTGTGTAAGTAGGAACTGAACTTGCCGAACCATACGCTGCCGCAGTAACACCGGTGTTGACCATGCTAAATTGGAAACCAATTAATTGCAGACCAGTTCCAGCTGTATAAGTTGCGTTATTACTAAATTGAACAAACGTTATTGCAGTTACGCCAAGAGTACCGCCCCGCAAGTTTGTACAAACCCAGGCTGATCCACCCCAAATCGTACCTTCCAATATAAATAAATATGCGCCTAAATACTCATCATAAGTATTGGCATCGGCTGCCCTTGCCCATGCTCCAGATGCAGCGACATAAATACCGTTATCAGCCTGGTTTGTTTGGTTTCTAACCAAAACACGATTACCAGCTACTAATGCAACGCTATCAATTGTCTGCAAACCAGATAACGTGATGTTTCCTGTAGTTGTGACAACAGCTGGCTGCTTAAATGACAACCCTTGCGCTACTGCATCAACATAAGCCTTGTTTGCAATATTGTCTGAACCGGCTGGCGGTGTTGAAATCGTGCCTGTGGTTGTCGCAATATTGGTAAACGTTGCAGACGATGGAACGCTGCCACCAATAATCGTGCTATCAATCGTGCTGTTCGTAATTGTCAGACCAGATTGAAGCGGGTTTATTGTGGCGTAAAACGGTGTACCCGCTGGGCCAATTAAAGTAATCAGCGCAAACGTTGGTTCGGGCATAAAAATGCCCTGTACCGGTACTATGTTGGTTGTCTGTGTGACAGCCGTATCGTTAGACATAGTTACTCGTAGTAAATGGTTGCTTTTACAGTTCCACTTATCACGACATATATGCCGTCTGCTACGTTTATCCCGTCATAAAAGTTGTAGTTAGTTGCGCCTGTTGGCGTAAATACGCCTAAAACAGTCGTTCCTGTGCCAGTTGTTTGGCTGTCGTAAACGGTAATTGTTCCACCAGCTGTACTAACAAAAATGCCTTTTAACTTACCAGGCTGGCTTTTGATGTTACCGGTTGCTTCGGTATAGGTGTAATTGGACATAATTTCCTCTTAAAAATTACCCAAATTATAGACGCACAAAGAGAAAAAGCCACCATTTTTAGTGGCGGCTCTTTCCTTAATTGCAAACTTGCTTATGACAAGAATGATAAGTCATAACCATAAACGAAAACGTCCATAGTTGCAGCAGCACCTTGTGCTGTGCCAACGTTTACATATAGGTTTTGACCAGTTTGAACAGCAGTAGATGCAACAGTACGCTGCGAAACTACGGTTGAACCGGTCAATGCAGATAATGCTGCATTTGCAACAATGCCAGTACCACCAGCACCAGGTGCAGTAAATACACCGGCTAATGCTGTGGTCAAGCTAGTTGATGCGTTAGTAAAAATAACGTTAGAAACAGAATAGTTAGTAGTATTGTTAATTGGCAATACTGTGTCACCGGTCTGGTTAACGTTAACACCTTGGAAGGAAGCTAACAGACGAATAGCCTGGTTGCTTGCTACGTTTGATGGATGGATGGTACTGGTACTTGCTGGGCCTGGATTTGCCATTTTTCTAGTCCTTTCCTATTAAGCTGCAACGCGGCAAGCGAGTTCTGGATAAAGCGGGGCCCATCCGTATAAAACGTCTATACGAGTAGGGATCGAATCGTTGTTAATGGTGTATTGACGAACTACACGCATTGACAGACCAATATCTTTATCAGAAGCACGACCGGCAAAATGTACGCCTTCAGGCAATTCTAAGTCAGCCATTGCAACAGTAAACGCATTTTTGTGCATTACGATGTTTTGTGGTGATACAACGCCTGTATTGTTAAATGGTGTCACAACAGCGGTTGAGCTAGTTGCAGCAACAGTAACGTTTTGGAACTGACCAGCGGTAATGATAGCTGGGGAAACAGTTACAGACATTGCGCTTGAGCCAGAAACAGCCTGAGTAACTACAAAGTTACGCAGTTTGTTTGAGCCATAAGCCTGACGATTCTGTGGGTTAACCGCAAAAACGTTAGCGATAGTAATTACGTCACCTTGCTTCAGGTTAGCAGTACCACCTGTAGGTGTGATGGTGATGGTTGATGTTTGCGCCCAGCCAGAAGTCAACGAACCGGTAAAGGTTGCTGTGTTTGTAGCCAGGGTAACACCGGTATAAGAACCAAACGTTTGTGCTACAACGTTCTGATCCATCTTCCAGTTCATACCAGCTGAATCACGCCCCATCAAGCCCTTACGATATTGCTCACCAATTGCTTCCTGTGGTACGAACAAACCTTTTAAGCTGTTAACGATGGTTGCACCGGTAAATGGCTCAACGATACATGATCTACGACCGTCACGTGGTGCGCCTTCAGAATCAAGGTATGCGCCAGCTGTCAGGTAAGTAATCAAATCAGATGGTGGTGAACCAGCTGTGCCAACGATGTTAGCTGTGCTGTTCTTAGCCATTGTCATACCGTCAAAGTCAATCTTGTTGGCGATAGCAGCAACAGCTGGCTTCAACACGCGATCGCTGAACATATCTAAAGATAATGCCAAGTCTTGTGTTGTGAATTGTGTGTCAACGTGGAACTGAGTAGCCAGGGTAACTGGTACGCTAGTTTCGTTGAAATCTTCAACGTTAAGAGCCGGACCTGTAGTCCCTATGAAGCGTCCAGGACGTCTTACATTTACTGTGTTACCAATTTTTGCGCCAACAACAGCGAATTGGTCATCATAGTTACGATCTACTTCTGACGTAAAAGTCAGTTCATTCTCCAAGACCATCAACGCCTCGTTGGTGATCTTGCTAATAGTTAGCAAGTTATTTGCCATTTTAATATCCTCAAAAAGTAGGTAAGAAAAAGTTTTTTACCGAATCTTTCCCGCTTTTCTAGCAGCCTTCCAAGCAGCATAGCTGCCATGATATTCGCCATTGGAATCTATCTTGACTTCCGTTGACATTGAAGTTGCTCTAATAGGCGAAATCGGTGTCGGTGCATTTGATTTCGTAGCAACAGTCGATGTTCCAGGCTTTCGAATAGCATCTTCGAATCTACCTTCCAATTTACCTATTTCGCGTAAGGCTTTAGCTTGTGACATATCGGCTAATGATTTAGCCAAATCTGGATTCTCAGCCAAGTGATATAGGATTTTAGGGCCTACTTCACTCTCAATAATTGCATCCCTAACAGCGTCACTAACGCCAATTTCGGATGAAGCAATCATATCTTCGTAATCCGGCAATTCTGCTTTAGCTTTCTCAATTCGTTGCGCCCAAGTCTGTAAAGTCTTGTTGCGTTCCTCATTGGCTCTGCGTTCAGCATCTTGCTTGTCACGCATCCGCAAGGCATTTTCCGCACTATATTCAGCTAATGCCTTTGCATATTCAAACGCATCGTCAAACTGACTAGGTTGCGGCTCTACAAACTCATCCGTAGATGTTGGTTGTGGATTTGCCTTTGCTTCATACTCTTTCAGCCTGGCTTCTAAAGATTCTCTAGCTTCACGCTCTTTTCGCGCTTCTTCTCGCGCTTGATCCCGCTGGCTAGTTACTTCAGAAAACCGTTTCGCAAGTTTTGGCTTGGTTTTCCCATCCTCTACTGCTTTCGCCTCTCCTTCTGCTTGCTCGGGTTCACTCTGCGATGTTTCTTCCTGTGTCGGCTCTGTTTCAGCTTCTTCAGCTACAGCCTCGACTGCGGATTCTTCAACAGCTAAACCTAGTTTTTGAGCATAAAAATCGGCTGCATTTTCGTTCGTTATTACAGTTGACATGAGTTTCCTCAAGGATATACCCAATGTTGCCGCATTGGTACGGTTTTCACTATCTTAATACTATTTACGAATTTGTCAATTATTGCGCTTGCATAAATGGATTTTGTTGGTGGTCAATATCTTGTGCCGCAATATTGGCGTATTGCATTTGCTCTGCATTACGCTTTTCAATCTCATTAATTAATCTCTGTGTATCCATGTGATGCAACATTAATTCCACAATGGCATCAATTTCTGTCTTATTCTGGCTAGTTATTGCCCTGGTGTTCTGGTCATTAACCTTCACTTCAGCCATCGTTTCGGTATTGTGCGCTCTTGACGTTACATCCATTAGCTTACGCTTATTAGCCCCTTCTTCCTTGATCTGAGCCACTTGTGCGCGATTGTTGATCTCTAGCTGCATTGCAATTAATTGATCCTGCAATTGCTTGTTCTGATCTTCCATCTGCTTCATCTTCATCTGAGCCATCGGTGGAATATTTGATTTCTCATCAATCTGAGCCATCGGATTCATAGCAGCCAAACGGTCAGCAATAACATCTGATCCAGGGAAATCCATGTTGCGAATAAATAAATCGCCAGCCATCTGGAACAATTGTTCGTTCCCTTGCATTAATGGCATCATTGAATTCACAGCTTCCAAACGCTTAGAGTTATAACCTGGTCCTGTATCCATCACAACGTCATAAAGGCCAACAGTTACGTCATTCAGAATCTCATAAACGCCTTCCTCTGTCTGGCTTGGCTGATTGATCGTCACCATTTCTGGCTGTGCATCTTCACCAATAATACGCATTACACGCTGGCTATCGTAAATGTGCGGGATCAAATCAAGCAAAATCTTGCCGGTGTGCTTAATCGAACGTGTCAAATTATCGTAGTAGTGATAATTCGTTAAGTCGATCTGTTGCTGTTGCCCCATTAACGCCTTGCCGCTAATGTTTCCTGTCGGCATTTGGTTAGGATCAAACACACCTAACACAGCTTGCAAGTCATCATTAATTGATGCAGATGCCGCCATAATTCCAGCTGGCGGTGGCTCTGGTTGCAGCCTGGATGGAACTGGTGCTGGTCTGCCTTCAATATCCGTCTGCTTATAACGCAAGACAGGCGTTGACTTAATGTTTGCTTGCGTCCATTCGTTTTCATGCCCTTCATCCTGGCCTTCAGCCAACAGCCATTTAGCTTTAGGGGCTAATGCGACTGATTCGGTAAGGCTTGTCTGCCAGAAGTTGTACATACGCTGTGGGTCTTTAGCCATGCGAACCAAGCCAAATTTCTTGCGCTTACTCTCAACAAATAGTCTTTGACCGTAAACCGGAATAACAGGGATGAACTTACCAGGCCATTCACGTTCTTCAAGAACTTGCATAGCGGTTAGCTTGCACCATTTGATTACTTTTTTGTAAGACGGACGCTCGTCAACAACAATGATGCCGTTTGCAGCCATCATTTCCAATTCGTCATCTTTTAGCTCGTCTTTGTATAGCTTTGTGCCATCCGACAGCATGATTAACGTTGCTGGCTTGCGTTCGGTGTAAAAGTATTCAGCAATCCGAATATCCTCTTTCATCACCCATTCAGCTAATACGTCACCAGTTGCACGTTGCGTAAAGCTAACTTCATCATCTGCGTCTGGATATAGGCTTCTAAATACGTTCTTAGAAATAACCTCAGTAATTAGGCATTTCTCTGCATCTGAGCCATCCGGCAGAATTGAATTCGGATCAAAGTAAACGGTAAACGGGTTGTGAATTGGCTCAATGTATATTTCCTGATCGAACGAATCTTCGCTTATGTAATCAGTAACTACACGCCAATAGCCCCATCCCATGCGAACTGCGTAATCAAACGCTTCGTCATAGGCTGTATCTGCATTGGAATTTACTTCAATGTGTCTGCAAATGCCCTGGAGTATCTGTGCAACCTTTTCATCCGATTCATTATTCATTCCATGAACTTTGATTCTAGGACGTTGTTGGCGTTGCTGATTTGTAATCTGTTTGATGTACGCATCAATCTTGTTGATGGTCAGACAGGGACGGGCTTCTAATGTTCTACTGTTCTGAATCTCGACAGGCCATTGATCGCCAGCCGCAAATTTCAAATCCTCTTGAGCCTCTGCTCTATTGTTGGAATCAGCGTCAGCCGCTAATTGCAGGAATTTCTGTGCTTCACCGATGCGTGGATCAAACTCGCCATCGTATTCGCTGCCGTAATCATCTGCCATGTTAGTTCATCCAATTGGTTGGAAGTTGGTAATTTGCCCGTTTTGGCAATGGCTTTCTTGGCTCGTTCACTATCAAACCAACGTAACGCCATGCGTCTGCACCATGAGAATAAATGTCATGGACAGGGTTCTTGCTAAATTGCTTTGTTTCTGGGTCAACATCATACCGATAATGACGCAAACATTGTAGCCCCTGATCGCAATTTAACTTATCAAAGTAACATTTAGGGAATATTGTCCTGGCTGCGTTTATCGAATCAACCACAGAAACCTTGTCAACAATCTGGACTTTGTATCCTGCTGCTCTGACGATTTCCTCAATACTCCTACCGTTTGCAGCCAATGTTTTATTCTGTGCGTCATGTGGTAGCCATAGTGTGTCGTAAACGTACCCAAACTTCTGCATCTCAGCCAGATACCAGCTGATAGTTTGTTGGCTGTTCTCAATATATCGGATCACCCGTATTTCCATTGAAACGAATTGGATAAACCAGATGGCTGTGTTATCACTCCACCCTAAGTCAAATACAGCATGAACTGGTTTGATTGGATCGTAAGGCACTCGAGTAATCCGTTCTTCCAGGTCTGCCATTTCCATTTCTTTGGCAAATATAGCCCCGTCAACCGTTCTACGGCATAAGCCTTCCCAAACGTTTAGGTAAGCATTGTTATCTCTGATCCGCAGCGCATCTTTTTCCATGCGTAGCGTTTCTGGAAACCAGGGGTTATCTGACCAATTGATTTTGACGATCTTTGCATCTTCTGGTGGATTAACCACAAACCGCTGGAATGTTTCGTCTGTTTCTAGTTCAGGATTAAAGCTAATCCAGATTTCACTGCCTTCCTTACGGATGGTAGGAATTAAGACGTTCCAAGATAATCGGCTAGTCGTCTGCGCTTCCTCAACCCAACATATATCAACGCCTTCGTAAGATTTGACGTTGCCAACATTATTCTTTAAGCCGACAAATGCAAACTCTGTGCCGTTCTTGCCGCGAATTGATGTTTGGGTAATCTCGTAGAAACCTAGCAACCCTAGGCTTTCGATCTGGTCACACAGTAATTTGTGTACAGAATCTTTGATGGATGTTTGAAACTCTCGCGCACACAATATGCGTAGCTCTGACTTAGCTCCCAAGATTAGCAACGCTCTGGCTATTCCCCAAGATTTTGCACCACCCCTGCCGCCATACAATACTTTGTATCGGCTTTTCTCAAACAATACTGACAGCTTGTGCGGGAACTCAGCCTTTGCAATAGCTGCCCTTAATTGGTCACTCATCTGGCTTTACAAACTTGACTTCAATACCTTGTAACAATGGCGCACCATCTGCACCAGTAATCTCTGTTTTGGTGCTTTCTCTGTATTTCTTTGGAAACCTGGCTGCCATCGATCTCGACCAAATAGATGAGTTCAATCTCTCACCGTCTTTATGCTCCAACATATAGCCTTGAGCCATTTCTTCCCACCAACGTAGCTCATGATCCTTTGCAACCTCTAAGGCTTCTCGAAACTCAGGGAATTCATCACGCCATCTGTAAAGTGTTGCTGTTCCGACATCAAGCATTGAACCAATAGCTTCTGTTGATTTACCTAGTTTTCCAAGTTCAATGACCTTCTCGCAATACTCTGGAAGGTATTTGCTTGGTCTGCCAACAGGCTTAGATTCTTCTACTGTGTCTGTCATATTTCGCGTTTAACAGCGGTATTCAATGCGTTAATGAATGCGTCCAGGGTTTGATCTGCTTCTTTGGAATATTGCTTACCGTCTTTATACTGGCTTGCTGATTCCTTTTGTTCCCATGTAGATGGCTTTACTGATCCGTCCTGCGGCATATTCTCGTTCAAGGGCATTTTCTAACTCCTTCTTTACTTTAACTGAATCTATAGTTGGCAATTGACTAATCTTTATTGCTTTGGCTTTTCCTTTACCTCTGGAGTTATCCACAGCGCGAATTTGGACTTTACCGTTATCTTTAAACTCTTTATCTAATTGCTTGATCGTTTCTAATGCACCAACATGAGTTTTTAGGAATTCTGTCAGCGGTACTGTGCGGCCAGTTCCTAGTTCCTTTTCCATTCTTGACGCTCGTTGCAATGCACCATTTACAAACGCATCAACCGGATCACGATAAGTATAAAGAACTGTTGCCTTTTTATTAGCCTTTAATGCTTCCTGTATCTTTTCCCTAGATGATTCCAGCTTTGCCATGTTTGTGTCGTAAACCACACCGGCATTTTGAATAGCTGGATGATCCTTCATTGCTTCTAATGCCGTTGATTTACCTGCCCCTGCACCACCAGCGGTAAATAAAATATCACCACCATCGCCTTGGGCTAGTTTCTGAGCAAATAATTGCTTAATAAACTTGCTTGCTGGCTCATGTACGTCACTAGCTTTAGTTCGGTCTGCTCGGTAATCCTCTGACAGTTCCCTGGCTATATCTGTATTTAGAACCTTGCCGCCTTCTGTGCCTTCCAATGCTGCATATTCTGCAACCATCTGCGGGTATTGTTGCATCAACCGCTGGTATAGCTTCTGTTCGACCTGATTTACGGTAGCAGATGTAGCTTGGTCAGTTCCAGCTTGCTTCTGTTTAATCCCTGCTTCGTAAATGGCGTTCAGCTTATTCATTACTATTCCTCTTGCGGCTTATTTTGGTCAATTAATTGTTTGTTAATTTCGTAAACGATGGGATTACATACCTTGCCTGGCAGTTCGTGCAACCCTTGAAATATAACGTTTATCTGGTCAACAGTTAATTCTATCGTGTACTTAGTCATTTTTTAACCTTTTTCTTTGCCGCTTCACGCTTTTCTGAGTATGCAATTGCAACCGCTTGCTTAATTGGTTTACCGGCTTTTACTTCAGCCTTGATATTTTCTTTAAAAGCCTTTTCGCTTGTCGATTTCTTTAATGGCATGATTAACAGTTCCAGTTTTTAAGTGATGCTTTGGCTCGTTCTGCTGGGCCTTTAGCGTTCTTAACAACGCCTTCCATCCTTGCACAAAATGATTTCTTGCGACCTTCGTCTGCTTTTGTCTTTGGATTTGGGGCTGGTGGCTTTAAATTGCTATTGTTCTTAGCGTTGTATTCTGCTCTGCCTTTAGCTGTCATACCTGCACCCTTTTCTGTAGGGTTGTAGGTTTTGCCCTTGCCAGTAGTCTTGTGTTCTATTGGTTTGTCGTGTTTTTTAGTCATTTTTTAGCCGTCTTAGCTGCTTGTTTAAATGCTTGGGTAGTTGGCGCACCTTTAGTTCCAGGCTTACGCATTCTCTCTACTGGCTCACCTTCTGCTTTTTGTCGTTCAATTCTTGCTTGTTTTTTATGAATATTCGCATATAAACCTGGTTTAGTTGCCATTTTGTTCCTCTATATAACAAACGTCTTGCCAAGACATGACTAAAAATCGCTCTCCATCTTCAAAATATTCAAAATACTTTAAATATTCCTCAGACTTTGAATTGCCCATTGTGCCAAATCTGATTCTTTCCCCACCTGTCAGCGGATTAGGTACAAATCTATTCTTTTCGTCAAACTTACCTTTACCAGCTGCGATAACAGTTCCCATATTATCGGCTTCATCCATTATTACATCAATAATAGTGCTTTTTACCCTGGTTTCTGGCTTGACAATAATCTTGTCGAACATTGGAGTTAATCTCATACTTGCTCCCTTGCTCGAATAGCTATGGCAGCATCTTTAAGTACCCTAAAAAACTCACCATCATCTTCAGCATCTCCAAGATCGCTAACTAACTCAGCACACGCTTCACGCTCTGCTGCTGCTATTACATTAGCAAAATCTTGTAAATGTTTTTCATTCATTCCTATCGATATACCATCTATTCCTAATGGAAATGAAACACCAGTTACTTTTTGTGCAATTTTAATAATTTCATCTTTAGTCATTATTTGCCCCTTGCCGGTCTGCCACGTTTTTTAGGCTCAACAGGCTCAATTACAGTCTCTACAGGCTGCGGTACTACATGGGGAATAGGATAATGCTCACCACACCAATTAGATGCGTGACGCTGTTCATACGAGGGGAATCTGCGGCAGATACCAAAATCTCCGCTACTCAAAAAGAATTTACACGCCCCACAGACGGGACTAGAATTGTTGTCAGCCATCAAAAAACGTCCTTTTTGCTTGGTTAGAAACCCTAACTTGACTCTAAGCAGGTTAGGGTTTTGTTTTTATTAGCAGCAACCGCGCTTGTGTGTATAGCAAACACCAGCTGTTTTGCCGGTGTTGAAATCTTTATCTGATCCCATTGCATCCTGTTTGCCCATTGCTACACCACCACGCATTTTTTCCATGCGCTCACCAGTTTTATCCGATGAAGTTGCGCCTTTTGGTGCTGTTGCGCCAGTAGTTGAAGGTACGCCCTTCATTGAATCCATCTTGCCCATGATTTTCCCTTTCAGTTTAGGAATCGTAGTTTGTAAAGTGTACTATTTATTAAATCTGCTATTTCGTCAACAATGTTTTGCAATTCTGTGTCCTGCGGCAGCTTTTTGCGATATTGCTCAACATATTTCTTAATGCCCTGCATATATTTTACGGGATCGGTGTCGATATGGTAAACATCTTCGTATCCAGTAATTACTTTATATTTACCCTGGTAGCTCTCAACGAATCTATCGACTATCTCAATAATCTCATCGTAATACTCACCTAACGCCTGGTGTTTAGCGTAGCTGTCAGTCTGCCAGTGCATTAAATGAGTATTCGTGCCGCTGTGCAGCAATACCAAAACAAATGCGGCAACGTCTTTATCCATGATCTTCCTCGTTGTCAATAGCACCAATTATAACCACAGCCAAGCCATTTTTGACAATTTCTCCACGTTTTACTAAAAGAATATCTACTTGTTCGTCATCATCAAAAACACCGGCATCTTGCAAAGCATCTAAAACAGCCTTCAGCCTGTTGTCTAGGTCAAATTTGCGCTTATTAGGGCCGTATATCGTAATCGCTAACCCAAGCCTTTGAGAGCCGTATTTGGGGATTTCATGCTCAATGACATATTCAGCCACCGCTTGCTTAAAATCAACGCCAGCCTTTGATATAAACCTTCTATGACCGTTTGCTCGCCAATATGTATTTACTGACGGTGGAAACGGCAAATTAAGTAACATCAAGCCATCCCTTTTCAAAGAATTGCCCGATTGTTCGTCTGTGTGCTTCATCCCAAAAATCCATTTTTTCGGATTTATCCCATTTCTTACCCTGGTCTATTTCCATGTGACAACAATAGCAAAGCGCAGCCACCCGATAATCATGGGCTTTTAATCCTTTGCCTTTGCCATCCCTTAATTGATTGCTGTGCGCTGCGACTACCGTTCCGTCCTGCATACCGCAAATCTGGCATGGCAGTTCTCTGCAACGCTCCAACAGCTTTTTATTTCTATAAATCATATTTTTGGATTAGATAGTAAATAGAACCAGCCGCTACACCAGCCAACATTGCTACCCCAAAACAATAACCTATTAATAACCAAAGAATTTCTACTTTTGTCATCTTAGTTTCCTTTTAGCAGCACAGGCTGCACATAACCACCTTCGTCTTTTACCATTTTCGTGATTCTTCCAGTAACCACCGATTGAATCTTTTGCTTGTAAACAGTTCGTGCAGTATCTAGTCCCCTGCGGGCTTGGTGTTGCTGGTTCGTACATTCGTTAATGCCCTAAAATCTTCTAACTCTATTAAACGTCTAATTTCACTAATCGTTAAACCGCAAATTTCGTGAATCCTTAAAATTACTGTATCCGATACAGGATAAACCTTTGTTCTGATTTTGCTAATTGTCTGAAAACCAATGTCTAAATGATTAGCCAGTTCCCGATCTGTAGCCAAATCGAATTTATCTTTTATTGTATCTAAAACAATATTTGGTGTTTTACAAATATTCATTAATGCCTTTCTTTTGCGCCACAATGACGCTTTAATCATTTCTCAACCACTTTCCAGAATTTTGTGTTGTATTGGTAGGAATAGCGTTCGCCATTTTCGTAATACAAATTAAGCCTTTGACCAACCATTTCCCAACAGCCTGGAAATATCTTGTTTTGACCATCAACGCCAAACATATATTTTTTATCAAAACAGTTCTTATTATTTTCAGTTAAAACAATTTCACCACCGTCTGTAGTTTTGTTAATGATGAACTTTTCTTTTCTTGGTTCGTATGTAACTTTTACCGGCTCAATCTTAGGCTCTGGCTTTGGCTCAACCCTTACCTCTTTGACCGGCTCTGGCTGAACTTCCACTTTAGGCTCTGGTTTAATCTCTGGCGGTTTTACTTCTGGTGGTTGATTCATGTAAACCTCTTGTTTAGCAATAAACTGAATTGTCGGTTTTTTAGGACCAGGGAAAAATGAACCAATTATGCCGCTTAAAATTAAGTCAATCATATTGAACCCTTCCTGCGATTAGCTGATAAGGTCTGCCAGATTTCTGTGATGCGTACTTCGTGAATCCGTTTGTTTTCTATCGTCTTAAAATCTTTATATGCGCTAACCCATTCGTCAACCGCATTCTTGTAAGACGGGCTATCTATAGCTTGCGCTTCCCTTTCTGCTACCGTACCACTAGACAACAGAAAAGCATGGCTCTTGGTCTGTTTAATCAGTTCCTCAAGCCTTTTAACTTCACCAGATAACTCTGCGTGTTGCTCATCTGTTTGCGATAAATACATCAAGGCTTTTTCAACCCGCCCATCGTTTAATTTTTCTAAACTCATTTCCATTCCCCTTTGTCACCACGATTACCTTTGTTCCATTGTGTGCGGCAATCATCTTCTAACTTTTTTGCCGCTGCTTCACCTCTTGCATCCCTGACCAAGTTTATATGCGTCATGGCCTTGTTACGGTCCTGTAATCTCCATCTAAGGATTTGGTTTACTTCGCATTGGTGTCGATATTCTTCAGATGAAGTATCTAACCCCATTGTTCAGCCATTGCGTCAGCAATTCCTTGAAACGTTTTACTTCTAACTTTTGCAGATTTATTATCTGAATACCATTTTGGTAATTTTTTTCCTGTAGGTGAAATATAAAATTCGCCTTTATCTACAATGTTTGTATGCTTTAACAAAGGCAAATCTTTAAGCCACAAACAAGTAGTTTTTTGCGCTTTGTCACCAAATTGCCAAGGCTGAATTATTTGATCTGGCTTTCTATAAACATTACTCATAATTCCCACAGGATTTTCAACGGCAATTTTTGGTATGTTAGCGTTAGCAATTGCTAAGAAAAAATCTATACCTTGTTGCTGCCTACCATCTTCACGTTTTTTAGCAAAATGTTTTGCGCCACTTACTGCCAAATGCGTACATGGTGGAAAAGCAATCATCAAATCCCATCCATCATTAATGATGTCAAATACATTGCCTTGATAATGCGGCCCTTCAGAATCAGTCGGCAAAATATCGCAAGAAACAGCTTCATGACCTTTTTTAATAAAAGCATCTCTAACTGCACCAGAATATTCGCAAGCAATTAATACTTTCACGCAATCTCCCTTATTTTTTCTACAATTCGTTTTCTCAGTTCAGGCCAACCCTCGCCTGACCTAGGCTTAACGCCTACTTCTGCTGCCTTTTTCATTGTCAGTTCTTCATCTGCGTACCAAGGCAATGCTGGCGGTGCTTTCTCTTTAAAATCTAACTCATCTTCCCAACGCCATCCGTTTAACCAAGATGATGCGTGTGGAATAAACTCTGATTCTGTTTGCTTCAATTGCCAATATCTAACGTGATCCGGTAATGCTTCTAGTGCTGCTTCCTGATCTTCACGTTTAAGCCTAGCAAATGCTTCAAACGCTTTTTTCTTGTTTATTTTTCTTGGATAAATCGTCCAAAATTTTTCGAACATCGGCAATTCTCCCACTCTTATTTTTGTAAATACTTTCGCTACGTTTCTCTACACACTTCTGGCAACGCCAACCCCTAAATCCTTTGGGGCTTTCACCGTTCTCATCTGGTTGCCTAGATTGGCAGCTAGTACAAAATCTCATTTTTTATTTTCAATCTCATCTAAATATTCTAAATAAAACATTATTTTTGGTTTATATCCGCAAATAAATCCTAATAAAAATATGTTAATTGCGATTATTGTTAAACCAAACCAACCAGCATTTGAACAAAATGTATTCATAAATTTCTCATTAGGGTAGGGGCTACGATTTGGGTTTTAACTAAGTCGTAAGAGAAAACCAGAAAATCCTACGAATCACCATCCTCGAATGCTGGCTTAACAGCCCCTAAAATTACGCAATCAACGCTTCTACTAGTGCGTCATCCATTAATTTGTTTTGCTCAAATATTTCTAGGCCAAACAATAACAAACCTGTTTCTGAAAATACATATTCCACTTTACCGCCATTACCAACAGACCAACATTCTGCGTATTGCTCTGCTAGGTTATAAAATTCTTTTTTCATAATTTCCCCTTTGTTTGTTGATGTGTGTAGGTTAACTATTGTTAATGTCGATGTCAAGCGATTACACAATTTTATTTTGATTATTTTTCTATTGGTTTTGTTTAGATGATAGGGCAAGCCAATTAGGTGGTACTCACCCAATTCAGCCATTTGGAATCATTATTCTTTCCAAACTACTGCACCTATAAGGACTATGTTCTATTTCCAGAGGGACGATTTTGGATCGCCTAGCCACCACACCACCTGTTTTCCTCTGTTCCTGTGATACCCATAGTAAGTTCACGCGCTGGCTTGCCAGTAAGCGCATCGGTTTTCTTGGTGGCAGCCCCAACATTGGCTCTCTGCTATCGTGACCAGGACGGTCTAAACGCAAAAAAGCCCTTTAGTCTTGGCTCTCAGCGTGTAGCGGCACGTTTCCCGAAGGAATGAGAACCAAAGCTAAAAGGCTTTGATTTGTACTATGCCGCTACATAGACCGGCACAGATTAACACAGATAAATTTAATGTTCAACAAGTCTGGGGACTAGGGAAAAACAATTCCCATCATTTCACAAACCTTCCTAATCCCCAGGCTTTTTGGTGCTGGTTGTTGGAAACCTGACCAGCGGCAAGTTACGAAGGAATCCCGTCCAACTCAGGTATTTTTCCTAAGTTCAGGCCATACTATAAACCAATCAGATGGAAATAGTTTTTTCCTGCTTAATTTTCCTGCCGTTTTTTCTTCCAACATTGCAGCTAAATACATTAGCTTATCTTGCGGAATTCCACGTTTACGCCAAACACATACAGCTGGTGGACTGATACTTAATATATCAGCCACAGCTTTAGTGCCACCTAGTAAATCAATAATTTGGTCATCTGTCATAGTTTGCATAGGTTAACAAAATTAACTTGTGTTAGCAATTAATTTCTGTTAATGTTACTGTGTTTTATACGAAAGGGGAAAAATGGACGAATACGAACACGTAATGAAAGAGATTGAGCAAAAACTCGAACTCGCTCTAAACAAATTAGAAATCGGTGGTTTAAACGCTGACGATATTTCTATAATCCGCTGGGCTTGCAACAAATTTAAAACACAATCTAATAAGGAATCTAATTATGCTACTCGCACCATCTAAACAAACAAACACATCTAAAGAATTTAAAATTGTTCCACCAGGATCGCACTTAGTCCGTTTCTTTAAATACGTTGACTGTGGTACTCACATTGATGAGGGTACAAAAATCCGCGAGAACAAAATAAAGTACGTTCACAAAGTAATGTTCTTTTTTGAATTTCATGGCGAGGATGCACAAGGCCAGCCATTAGCTACAGACGATGGCAAACCGCTAGTCTTGGTTAAATTTATAAATCTAACTACGCATGAAAAAGGTACGTTAGCTAGATTATTAAAGTCTTGGTTAAACGTTGACATTTCTGTTGAACCTTTAGAACTTAGCAGTTTGCTTGGTAAGTTTGCTTTAGCTGCCGTTTCAAATTACGTTGATAAATCGAATGAAACAAAAGCAAGCATAGACAACCTTAGTCCAGTACCAAACATTTATTTAAAAGCAGGATTGCCAGAAGGCTTTAACCCTGTTGATTCGTTTGATTTTGAAAAGTTTGATTCTGAAAAGTTTGCTGCATTGTCAGACAAAATGAAAGCCTGGTTATCTAAAAGCCCTGAATACAGAGCCGTTACAGGACAGAAAGAAACAAAGTTAGCTGAAGAATTCTATAACGATGATGTACCGTTTTAAAGGGCTACCATGACTAGAGCATCTGAATCAAATCATTGGTACACAAAAGACGGACAGCCGATGTACACCGTCATTGGTGCAAACGGTAAAGAACGTAACACCGATTTACGCGATGCAAAAAAGCATGGCTATATTCCGTCAGTTACAACCATTCTAAATATTCTTGCAAAGCCAGGCTTAAACCTGTGGTTGCAGAAACAGGCAATCATGGCGGCATTAACTCTGCCACGACAAGACGGTGAGGATGAAGAAAACTGGCTGGATCGTGTATTGATTGACAGCAAAGCGCAAGGACGCGATGCGGCTGATCGCGGTACATCAATGCACAGCGAAATACAGAGCCACTTAGAGCATAAAGCTAAAGAGTACCCAAGATATGTGTTTGCATCGAAAGAATGCTTAGACGCTCATTTTGGGCAGCAGGATTGGATTTGTGAGGAATCCTTTGGTCACGAACTAGGCTTTGGTGGTAAGGTGGATTTACATTGCCCTGGCATCATTGTCGATATTAAGACTAAGGAAAAAGTAGGCGATAAGGTAGATGTGTATGATGAGCATTTACTGCAATTGGCAGCCTACAGAACTGGATTAGGATACCCAACAGCCCGTTGCGCTAACTTGTTTGTCGATCTGGAAGGCAATACCAAAATGATCGAACATGACGAAACAAAACTAGCTAATGCGGCTGAACGTTTCTACCATCTACTGCGTTTTTATCAGATTAAAAACGGCATCTAAATTTCGGGGCGAACGACCGACCTTATCCCCTTTGTGTCGGAACAATCTAGTAGCCCCACCTTTTTTTCATCTTTTTTAAAATATTTTATAAATATCGCTTGACATAGATATTAACCTAAGTTAATCTATGTCTGTGGTGATTAACAAACAAAGGGGAACGAAATGGCAAGATATATCAGCGTAGTAGAAACAGCAAGAATGATTAGAACTGCTTTGAGAGAGGCTTTCCCAGGCGTTAGATTTTCGGTTAGAAGCAGCAGCTACAGCGGTGGCGCAAGTATCAACATTAACTATACAGATGGCCCAACAAATGCCCAAGTAAAAGCAGTCGTTGGTAATTTCGAGGGTAGTTACTTTGATGGCATGACAGATTACAAAGGTTTTAACTACAGCAGCGTCAATGGTGAGGAAGTTAGATTTGGTGCTGATTTTATTTTTGTTAACAGGGATTACAGCGAAACTTTTTTGACTACTAATTTGCAAACAGCTTGTGCGTATTACGGTTATGAAGTTCCAGAAATTATTGTTACACCTAGAACTTGCTGGGCAAATTTCAACGATTACGAAATGCAGCGGAGAGTAATGTTGCAAGTTGAAGCAGTTAGTTTGTGCGAAACCCAGGTCAGCCAAACGGCTGGAAGTGTAGAGTTTTTAGGTGATGATGGTTATGGTTATGGTGCAGTCGGCAGATTGGCTGCTTAACAAAGGGGAAATCATGAACTACGATGAATGGACAGATGTTTCGGAAAACTACAGAAACGCTTTAAAAATGTATCGCGTAGCTTTCTTGGCTTATGTTCCTGTGCGTGATGCGTACAGGGCTGGCGAAATAAGTGATGAAGTATTTTTAGCAGCACAAGCAGCCTTTAATGCAGCGTCAGCAGCCTTTGACGTTGTGGCAGCAGAGGAAGCCAGCGGTATTGAAATTAACTAAAGGGGAAATTATGAAACTCAAAGAACAAATGATTAATTGCCAGGCTGAATTTCAAGAGGGTTTAGATACTGGCGTTAATCTCTGCTTAGATATGATTAATAAATCACTTGGTACAAACTTTACAGTCTTTGGTCACGCTTTGGCACACATTGAAGTTGAATTGATGAAATCTAACCAAAAAACAGATTGGAAATAATCATGCAAATACTTAACGAAATCTGCACCGCTGTTTTATTTATAGCAATTGTTTTATGGGCTGTATTTCTTTAAATTAACGTCACAAAGGGGAAAACATGACGCAACAACAAAAGGTAGTAGCTTGCTTAAAAAAAGGCTGGAAAAGCCCTATAGATGCCTTGAATGAAGCAGGAACAATGAAACTAGCAACCAGGGTAGGCGAACTTCGTAGATTGGGCTATATTATTGAGGACAAATGGTCTATAGACCGTAAATTTAAACTTTATCGTCTTGTGGGAATTCCAAAATGATAATTAACGGACAATTTATAAAAGAAAATCCACCTAAAATTGGTCAGATGTATGACGTAACTAGAAGTCGTGAATATACAAATGACGAATTATTTATGCAAAATGTTTTATTAGCGAATGAAACTGCCGAACAAAACTTCATCAAAATGATAAAGAATTTCTTAGGCAGTTTTAAACACTAAACGTTTCTTTCAAAATGGGGACAATCGACAAGAGATTTGAAATTACCACCCCATCTATTTTTGGGATAAAGAGATTCCCAATATGCTCCTAATGGTGCAATTGTGTCTTTATCCCAAATAATTTTTCCATCAATAAAAAAGTTCAAATCAATAGCGCAACGCTTTAAGTGAATGCTATTCATTGTTTTGCTGCGACCAGTTTTAAAATAAATAGCTTGTTGTTCTGGTGTCCTGGCTAACTCTCCACCAGTAACCATAAAACCTCGATCTGTAGCGTATTGGATCAGTTTACAAACGTCTAGCAAAAATTCGGCTTGTTCTTTTGCAAGGCTCATTTGTCACTCCCTTTGCTGCGTATTGACATAACGTTTTCAACAGTCTTACCGCCAAAATAAGCCAACATCACGATTTGCCCCCAATTACCAAGCAACGTAACATAAGATTCGTTTGCATTAAGACCAAACGCAGATAACAAAGCAAAGAATAAAAACGCTGACAAAATATAAACTAAGGTAGCCGGACGAATATTTTTATTTAGCCATGAATCAGAGCCGTTGTCCGATTCCCACCGCTTAGTCACGTTGTCTGCTTCGTTCTTTTGCAAATCAACAATAACCTTGAGTTCTTCTAACTCCATCTTGGCCTTCTCAATACCAAGTTCTAACAGCTTTTCTTCGTGATCGTATTGCAGCTGGCGTAGCTTTTCTATATCGGCTGGCGTTGGATTGTCTGCAATTTTTACGCCTAAAGTATCTTCAACGACTTGTTTGCCTTTAGCCTGGATAGCACTAGATAAAAGAGTTAAACCGCTTTCCGCTAAAGTACCTAACAATGCGCCTACAATTGGAATCATTAGTTTGCTCCTTGTTTAAACATCCAATTAATAAACCAAGCAAATCCAGCAATAATCAACGTAATTACAAACCCACCAATACAGTTATAAATAATGTTTAAAACTTTGGCTCGTTCACGTTTTTTACGCATCTTTTCAGCGACTATAGCTAATCTAGCTTCTGTGGCTGCTTTCCTTGCTGCTTCTGCTTTTTCTTCTCGCTCTTTGCGTAACCTGGTTAAACGTTCGGAAAACTCATCCCACATTCCAGGTTCGTCAAAATGGTAAATAAAGAAATGCTTAATCTGTGCGTAATACTGTTTAATCTCTCTATCCATTGCCATCATGTCCATGACATATTCGGCATCTGAAATAGGATCGACTACAGTTTGACCGCTGGCTATTGCTTCGTCTTGCGCTTTCTTGGCATCCTCTAATTGAGTTCTACCAAGTTCGTATTTACTTGCTGCGGTGAAAAACTTTTTTATCGGTGAAAGTGATTCGCCTAGTTTTTTACCCGATTCGACACATTCGTTAATGCTATCTACTGCTTCCCTTGCTTCATCCGCTGCGGATTTAATGCCATTAATTACTAGTTTAATTCCAGAAACGGCTAACCCTATTGTGATTGGGTCAATCATAACAGCACCTATTTATCAGCTTTACTGTCCAATTTATTAAAGATTTGTTTAAGCATTTCTTTAACTTCGTCTATATCCCTGCGGTAATCATCTTTTTGTACATACATCAAAGGCATTGCATTAACCTTATCTTCCAGGCGCACAATGGCCCTAGAAATATTATTCAATATCCAGCCGCCCAAACATCCAGCCAAAGTAAAACCAACGTTAACAATGAATTGAGCTTCCATATTATGCTTTCATGATGTAACACAACGCATAATAGGCTGGCAGATTTGAGCCAGTTCCCTGTGTGTTACTTGTCGCACCAACAGCATAAGAATTACCTGCACCAACAACAAAACGATCACGCAAGTCTGGCGTACCGTTTGAGCCATTACACAAGTAATAGCCAGATGGAATAGCAGCCAATGAGCCAGACCAAATAATAATAGTGCCAGCCGGAATAGGTAATGGTGTTGGCTCTGACGTAACAATGCCTTCAATATCGTCAATTGACCAGATTTGCACACCGGCTGAATCTTTCAAAAGTAATTTGTATGCACTTCCGTAAGTCAGCCAAACTGGATTCGGTGTTCTTCCTGCCGCATCCAAAACAATAGGGTTACTGTTTGCTGTGCTACCAGTTGAACTAGTAAACGAACTTAATGGCGTAGATGATCCGGCAGCATAGGTATAAAGCAAACCACCTGACAATGGAACACCGTTGTTATCAAAGAATTGCTGACCGTTGCCTATAGGCGATAGATTGACTGACATTATTTATCCTTGCCATAATTTATGAATTCATTAATCTTGTTCAATTTTTTCTTTGTTTGAACTTTTCCGTAAATGTGTTTTCCAACAGTCAAAACTGGTGCAGGTACACCAGTAACCGCACTTTGTATTCCCATTTCACCCAAAGCAGCTAATACAGTTGATGCTGTGCCAGATGGGTTGGTTGTGCCTTGCGGTATAGTTTGAACGTCTTTAGTTACATCATTTAAAGTTCTATAACCTTCTGCACCTTGTTTACCAAATAAAAACTCAAGTTTTCCGCTTTTATCTAAGTTTTTAATAATTGTATCTAAATTTTTAGTAGAAACATAAGGCAAGCCATTAATGTCAAGTTGAACGCCTTTTGTGGCTTCATCCTTAATTTTTTGCGCTACATAACCGCGCATTTCATTAATCATTACTTTGCCTTGAGGCGTTTTATCTAATGTATTAAAAAGTGCTTCTACATCTGCTAAAGAACCTTTCATCAAAGATTTATCGACAACATCTTCAATTGCTATTGTTCTTTGATTTGTGCCTGGCTTTGTAGAAAATAGATTTTTAACTACTGGAGTATTTTCAAATTCATTCATGTACTCAGTATTTAATCGTCTAGCTTCTTTATAAAGATCACCACCTTTTCCTTCAGTTAATTTATCAATAATCTTAATTGCTTCTTTTCCGTAATGTGCGTTAGATTTTGAATCTTGCGACAATACGCCAACCATTTTTCTAACTTCTTCTAAATCATTTAAACTAATTTCACCATTTTTTGATAAACGTTTAATTTCAGAATTAATGCTAGAAATAATTGGTGCATTTTTTGAAGCAGAATAATTTTCTTTGACAAAATTAGCCAATTCTTGTGATGGTATTTTTTCAGACATTTCTCCAGAAATACGAGCCGCATCATAAGCCTCGCCAATTTTTTGTTTTCTTTCTTGTTTGTATGGCTCAATAGATTTAACTAATTTATCGCCTAAATCACCAGGACCAACACCAGTAAACTCAGCGCGAGTTTGTTCAACAAAATGATCTAAATTCTTTTGAATTTGTGCGTTGTCATTTGCATATTTTTCTTGCAAAGCCTGACCTAATACTGGGTCTTTTGCTGTTTCTCTAGCAAAACGAACGTCTGCCGGATTTCTTGTTGCTTGGTCTTTAGATAATTCAATTGGGAACGGCAATTCTTTAGCTTTTGAAATTCTTTGCGTTTCTTTGTTTACCTCTGCCGCACCAACGTTTCTGAGTAAAGGCTCATTAGCAGGTACTCGACCTTGTTGTAATACCTCACCAACAGCAGGTTGAACGTTAGTAGGCTGACCAAAACTAGGCTCTATGCGTTTAGTAGGAACGGCACTTGGCTCACCCCTAACAAACTTTTCAGCACCTCTTAACCCAGCTTTACCTTTAGCGGCAGCAGCAGGGCCTACCGCAGACGATAAAGTAAATATCATGTTTTCAACCATAGGCTTCGGAATGCCAGTTTGTGCAGAAATCCAATCTGCGCCCTTGTCCATATTCTGACTAACAAACTGCATTGCTTGCTGTGATGCTTCGCCTTTGTATTCAGGCGTTTGTGTCACACCTAAAGTTTCCCCTACAGGCTTGCTAAACGGCTCTACAAAACGTTTATACATTTCTTCCCTGCCACGCTCTGCAACGCCAGGTTTAACCAAACCTAAACCTTCTAAACCCTTTGCACCGGCATATCCTACTTCGGCTGTAAGCGCACCAGGGAATGATTGAATGCCACCAATAATAGTGTCTAATGCTCCAGCCGTTGTTCTTAATGCTTTATTAGCAGGACTAACTAATTCATTACGTTGTTGTGGACGAGTAGGCGCAACAGAAATAGTATCTGCACGATCTGGATTAACCATATCAATTTCTGAACGACCTTTAGGCGCACCAATATTGCCTTTAAAGCCAGCGGATACTAATTCTCTGCGTATTGCATCAACATTAGTTTGTGCTATTTGCTTTTCTCTTGCGGTTTGTGCAATAGCTAAATTTTCTTGTTCTCTAGCTAATTCTTGTTGCAATGCAAAAACACGCCCTTTATCTAACTCCGCTTGTTTTTCTGGCTTTATTTTCCAATCTTCAGACGGGGCTTGCGTAAGTTTTTGTTTGCTAGGCTTTGTAGTCGTTTTTTGTTCTGTTGTTTCTTTAGGCGCATTTTTATTCCATTGGCGCATCAAATCAACCAAATTACTTGGTCTTTCTGGCCCACTTACTCCAGAAACTTCAATGCGCATTGCTCCTGAAGTATCAGATTCCGGTTTCGGCTCTGTCGCTTCCTTTTCTGCATTCCGCATACGCTCTAAAAGAGTTGTCATTTTTTTCTCTTAGGTATGTAACCATTGTTATAAAGGCTATCAATATTTTCTAATTTGTTTAAATTATCGTTAAATTCTTCTGTGCCTGGTCTGCCTAATAATTCATAAATCATAGCGTCAGCTTTTTTAGGGTCTTTTTTGCCCATAGTTTGATTAATATGCCAGGCTTGGAAAATCCTACCATCGCCAGAATTTTCAACCCATTGACGTTGAAAATCTTTCATATTCTGATCGCCAAAATTTTTAGCAAATTTATTAGCTGCTACTTGTTGCAATTCTTGATTTGTATATTTTGCAGTTATTCTGCCGATAATATCTTTTAATACTCTTGGCGAATAAGTCGCGTCACCAGTTTGATGCCTAACCATTTCTTTACCCGCATCACTTTGCAAGCTACCGCCACCAGACATTAATTCACTAATTTGAAGATTAGCAATGTCTTTTGATAATTGTTGATAATCACTATTGTTTATAAGTTCATCGGCTTTTCTTGTTAAAGAACCCCATAAACCCTCTCGGCTATTAATCCAATCACCACCAATAGCTTTTTGTGCTATTTCATCAATTTTCTTATCTACTTCATATAAATCGCGTTTAGCTTTTACTAAAACTCGCGGATCATTGACGGCAGCTAAAGATTGACGATATTCCTGCCCTGCTTTTAAATCTATAGGCTCAGATGGAGAAGGAACAAAAGGCTGATTTGCTTTTCTTACTGGATAGCTTAAATCAGCTTTAGCTGCTTCAATTTCTTTATTTCTAATAAGTTGTTTTTCTAATTCTTTAGGTGGAACAATCTCATTTGCTCTAGGCGCAGTTTCTTCACCTTGAATTTTCATAGGACGAACCGTACCAGTAAATTTATCTTGTAATCCTGGTACACCGCCAACAGTAACGTTTTCTGGTCTAGCTAATCCAACCTTTTCAGATGCACCCATCTGACCTACAGCTACATTTTTTAGAAATTGTGCAGCACTAGCTGGGTCTGTATTAATTTTTTCTCGCAAAATATCGGCAGGACCACCCGCTGAACTAACAACACCTTGCGCTTTAACCATACGCTCAACAGCATCAATATCTTGCAACATAGCTTTTTTATCAGCATCGGTATATGCGCCATTTTCTTTTTGTTGAAAATGAGGGCTTGCAATCAAAGCAGATATTGCACTATTTGCTATAGCTTCATGTTGTTGTTGAAAATCAAAAGCAGATTTTTTAGTTGTTGTTTTTGCTTGTTCTAAAACTTCTTGCTGCCTTTGTACTTCTAACGGATTAATTTGTTGCGCTTGTTTAAACTGTTGGGCAGCATTAGCCGCATTAAGCATATTGCTTAAACTAGTCATTGAATCTTGCTGCTTAATACCTAATGAAATACTAGGGTCAATGTTTATATTTGCTGGCATGATTGTTTCCTGTTAAGGCCCTGCATAGCTTGGGTCAAAATATCCTTGCTGACTATTTGACCATCTGTTTATGCTAGGAGTTTGATTATATCCAGGCTGTTTCATCATTTGACCAAATGCCAATGTATTACCAATGTTGCTAAATGCACCGCCTAACGCATTAGCAGCACCAACCTGACCAGCTGCCTGTGCAGCACCAGCACCAGTAACTAATCCTGTTTGTGTATTAGCAAAGTTTTGCGCTAATTGGTTTTGCTGACCTTGTGCGGTTTGACCTAATCCAGCAATACTAGCTAATGTGTTGTAAATGTTTCCACGTTGAGTTTGAAAACGATTAAAAGCATTCGCATATTCTTGGCTTGCAGCACCTTGATTGTATTCATTTAAACCTTGTAAAGCATTGCCACCAATCAAACCACCGGCTTTGTTTGCCATTGCTTGATTAGCTAATTGACCTTGTTGCAGTCTAAACGCATAACCAGGATCAACATTTTGTTGAAAATCTTGTGCGTTAAATTGACGAGTTAAATAATCTTGTCCTGTGGCTGTGCCAATAATATTACCTTGCTCATCATATTTGGTATATTCGCCTGGTAACATCGAACGGATTTGATTAAAGCCTTGATACCCAGCACCACGACCAGCAGCATTCTGTTTGTTCTGAATATCAAACATTTCACGTTGCTGCCTTTGCGCTTCGGCTGATGCTGCGGCTTGCATACCGGCTGCATCTCTGGAAGCATCGGCTTGCATCATGCCGCCAATTAATGAGCCACCAACAGAAATAGCCGCACTCAAGGGATCGTTATATTCCCCATAAGCCGCACCACCGGTAGGATCACCAATAGGATAATCAGTTGACATTGATCGCGTTTGCGATCTGCTCATGTAATGTTTACGCATATTTACTCCGTTCGCACTTTAGCAAGATTTTATCGTTTTCTTGCCCTATTTGTATAAAATTTAACCGTTTGCAAAATGCTAATCCTCTGTCGTTGCCTTTTTGCACAGAAGTTACCACTTCGCCATATTTTTCCAAAAGTTTATTTAAAGTTTCTTTTAAGTGCCGTTTAATTGATGCTTTTGGTTTTATTCCATAACCTATATGAACTTCATTTCCTTTTTGAATTACTGCACCAATTACTTGACCATTTTCAGTCAATGGCACAAATTCCCAATCTTTTAACGCATCTTTAAACTGATTAAAATTAATCGGTGATCTATGTTTTACCGATTCGTAAATCATAAATTTAGCTTGTTCTAATTCCGTCATAGATTTACCTGGTTGATCGTAACAACCGATGAAGGGATAGCAGGATGGATAAACGGGCTAGTTTGGGCTGGATAAGCCTCAATGTAAACAGCCGTATCACTTACCGCACCCCATAATTCTACATATTCACCTAAATTTAATTGCAAGTAAAAATTAGCCGCAATAATTACATAACCGTCTGTGCCACCATGCCTAGCAATAACAGACGCTTTACTTGCCGTTCCGTCAACATCAACACCGTTTTTTCTTAGCCAAATATAAAATTCATGGATATTTGCAGATGTATTGGCTAATTGAAAACTAAACTGGATGTTATAAACACCTGTTTGCTGAACGTGAATGCCGTCACCGCTTTGCAAATACATATTATTTGCGTAATCGGTTTGATTAAAAACAATTAGTTCTGGTGTGTTAGCTGCGCTAAATGTTTGGTCTGCCGTATTCTGAAACGAACCATAAGCAAATGTTCTGCCTAATCCCAAAAAGTACATTAACCATTCTCTAGTCGGTCTTTGGGTATATTGCTCAACCAAAGGGCCTCTAGGAATGTTAATGTCATTAATGGATGCCATCAATTAACCCCAGCTTCAGCCATTAAATCAGCCGACACAATCACAGCCTTAACCGGATCAGTTACTACAACCTCAAACACGCGATCCCTGGCATAACCTAATCTTCTCCAAATAGCACGATTCTGGTATTTGCCTTGCTCACCAATACCAACCCAACGCTCATTTGACCAAGTAGAACCACCGTCATTTGACCAGCGCAACATTGCTTTTGGATTAACGTTTGAAATCTCAGTTCCAGATGTGCCAGCAACCGCTAAACCTGCCAACGCAATACCTGCAATTGCACTATTGGAAATTGACTGCGTAAT